CACGAAAGGCGGTTTTGAAGACCGGGATTGTCTTAGTCCAAAAAACCGATGACGGGATCGACGCTAAGCGAAATCCGTTTTCGGTCGAGTTGCATAAATATCGGGAGGAAATGAATCGGCTCTTGCCTGAGCTTGGATTGACTCCATCGGCTAGGGCTCGAATGGTTGCGACACTTCCACCAGAAGAGGACGAATTTGCCGAGTGGCTAAAGAGGGCTCCAGGTTGATAGCAAGCGGGATTTCGCTACGGGTTGAGGATTATTGCCAAGCTATCGAGGATGGCTCGATACCTTCGTGCAATCGCGTTAAGGATGCGGTACTACGTTTCCGGCTCGATATGCAGCGGCAATCTACGCCGGACTTTCCGTATTATTTCGATGCGGCCAAGGCGGCTAGCGTTTGCGAGTTCTTCCCTCTTGTCCTCCGTCATTCCGTTGGCGAATTCGCGGGCAAGCCCCTTATCCTTGAAGATTGGCAGCTATTCGGGCTATGGAACATCTTCGGGTGGAAACGCGACGAGGACGGCTCAAGGCGATTCCGTAAAGTTTATTGGTCGATGGGCCGGAAGAACGGCAAAAGTACGCTTATCGCAGGTTTGTGTCACTTCCTTGGGATGGCCGATATCGACCCAAAGACACGCAAGCCCGAAGCGGTAGGGCAGATCCTTCTGACGGCAACTAAAAAAGAGCAGGCCGACGTTGTTTACTCCGAGTGCGAGCGGATGGTCAGCCAATCGCAACCCCTCTTGAAGTACACGGACATAAAAAACGAAACGATTACCTTCAAGCACAATCAAAGTTTTATCCGCAAAGTCTCAAGCGAAAAGCCTTTCGACGGATTGAATCCGCATGTTGTGGTAATGGATGAGCTTCACGCATGGGGAGCGTACCATCGCAAATTCTACGATACGATGGTAACAGGCTCGGCTAGTCGCTCGCAGCCATTGCACTTGATTATTACAACGGCAGGGGCAGACGATTCGCACTTGTGGCTAGAGGAATACAACTACGCCGTGAATGTCGTCTCGGGTATCCACAGCGACAATACGCTCTTCGCTCTAATCTACGAGCTAGACGACAAAGACGACCCGGGCGATGAGGCGAACTGGAAAAAGAGCAATCCTAATCTCGGCGTTTCGGTAAAGGCTGATTACCTTAGGGAGCGATGGAACGAATCCAAGGCAACCGCGATCGGCATCAACCGATTCAAACGGTTTCATGGCAATACCCTAGTATCATCGACTGAAAAAGCCTTCGACCTAAACGACTTCGATGCTTGCGTCGGGGCTCATAGCGATTGGAACGGGGCCGACGCTTTCGGCTCAGGTGTCGACCTTGGAGCACGCGACGACTTAGCGGCGTATGCTCTTTGTGCTCGATTCCCGATCGATACCGACGACAAAGGCAAGACGGTTTTTCGATACGAAATCAAGACGCGGGCATTTATCGCGGCAGACTCAAAGCGGGATTTAACCGCGATGCCTTTCTCTGAGTTTGTCCACACGGAAGAGCTTTTCAAGTGTACCTATCCGATCGAGGATTTAACCGAATCGCTGATTGAAGAGATCGAACTATACGGCATCGAGCAAGTAGCCTATGACCCGTACAACGGGCAGCAACTAGGCGAAAAGATAGGCAAGGCTGGAGCGACGGCGGCTCGAATGGCTCAAAATCAAGCCAACTTCAACGAGGCTATTCGCGACTTCATCCAGTTAATGAAAGACGGGCGGCTTGTGTTCCTAGAGTCCAAATTGCTGCGATGGTGTGCGAATAATGCAATGATATGCAAGGATCGCCAAGATCGGTGGATGTTCGATAAGGCCAAGTCGAAAGACAAGATTGATCCAATCGTGGCGGCGGTTATGGCTTACAGGATTGCTAGTTTGCAGCCTGAGCGTTCTTCGGGTAAACTTTACGTGACTTAAAGGGGGCTCGGATGAGTTTATTTAGCGTATTTGCTCGATGGATGGGGCTAGACGAAGACTCGTATTTGAGCGGGCGTAGGGTCGGCGTGAATGAGGCCCTAGGGGTCCCTCCGGCTTGGTACGCGCACAACAAGCTAACCGGGGACTTCGGGCGTATCCCCGTTGACGTTAAGCGGGTAGTTGGACAGGGCTCGATTAACGATACTTTGCATGTTGGTTACCAACTACTCAGGGAGCAACCCAACAAGATCCAAGCCCCATCGACTTTCAAAGAGCAATTCTTGTCCCATGCTCTGCTCAAGGGCAATGGCAGGGCGGCGATTATCCGCAACGCTCGAACGATTACCGAGCTGATTCCTATGATGCCAGACGCGACTTGGACAATCATTCACGAGGGCGAAAAGTACCATATCACAAAGCCGGACAATCAGAGCAAAAAGAACCTTTTCGACGCCTACGATGCGGACGCCAACGGCTACCTAGTTTTTCACGACGAGGACGTTTTGCACGTTCCAGGCTTTTCCTTCGATGGCGTCGAGGGTATCGGGCTACTCGATGTTGCAAACAAGACCTTCGCGACCGGCAGCGAAGAAGTGAACTTCAAGCTAAACCAACTCAGGCGGGGCTTTCGGGGCAAGCTATTCTTGGAGGCCCCATCGGGTGCGTTACGAAAGCCTGAGGATGCCAAGGAGTTCATTGACGAGTTTAACAAGACCGAAGCGGGCAGCGACAACGCGGCCAAGGCTGGCCTTTTGCGCGAAGGCATCAAGGCCAACGCAGTCTCGATGAACAACAACGACGCCCAATTCGCAGCCTTGCAAAAGCTTACCCGGCAGGAAGTTGGTATGCTCTTTGGCCTTGAGGCGATGCCAGGGGATGGCGAATCGAGTAGCTACAGCACCAGGGAACAAAGCCAACTGGCTTACCTTCAGTGTCTTGACCATTGGCTAGTTAAGTTCGAGGAGCAATGCGACATGAAGCTCCGAACGCGACGCGAAAAGAGTTCGAGGGAAGTCTATTTCAAATGCAACCCGGCAGCACTCTATCGAACTGACCTAGCAACGACGATGGAATCATTCTCGAAGGCTATCGCATCAAGGATCATGAACCCGAATGAATGCAGGGCTAAGCTCGACTTGAATCCCTACGTCGGCGGCGATGAATTCATTAACCCGGCGATCAGCACAGCGACCGGGGAGCAATCGCCAGACGAAGCAGAGGACACGCCAGAGGACGATCAAGAGGACTCGCAGGAGGATGCTCAGGAGCAAGCCCGAAACGATCGAGCCGTCGAGCAAATGCTACGTGGGCTCATCCGAACCGAAGGCAATAACGCTATCAACGCATCCAAAAAAGCTCAATTCGTCGCTTGGATTGGCAAAAAGTACCCGCAATGGGAAAACAAACTAGCCGACAAGATCGAAGCTATCGGGCTCGACCGTGACCTAGCAAGGCTCCATTGCGAGAAATCGACGCAGATTCTAGCGACTTTGGCGGCTCAATACGGTGGCGAATCGCTACAGAAAGCCGTCGAAACCGAGGTTAAAACGTGGGAAAACAGGCTATTTGAACTGAAAGGCGCGAAATAATGATCGAAGTCAAAGCAGAAACCAACGAGATCCTTTTGAGCGGTATTGTTGGCGATGGATGGGATGAATTTCCGATCACGCAAAAGGGCGTCGTTGATGCCTTGCGTTCTTTCGGATCCAGTCCGGTGACTATCCGAATCAACAGCCCAGGCGGCGCGGCCGATGAGGGGATCGGGATCTACAACGCACTTCGATCACACGGCGGGGAGGTTACAACCATCAACGACAGCCTAGCAGCGTCGGCGGCTAGCGTGATTTTCTTGGCTGGCAAGAATCGCCTAATGGCCGATGGATCGCGGATTATGATCCATCGAGCGATGGCCTTCGCGATGGGCAACCAAGACGAACTAGGCAAGGTGATTTCGGCATTGAAAAGCTATGACGCTTCGTTGGTCGATATCTACCGGCAGCACATGGTCGACACAGACCCAAGCGAGATCGAATCTATGATGGGCAACGAAACTTGGTTCGGGGTCGATGAATCTATCGACTTTGGGCTAGCAACGGCTAGGTATGGATCGAGCGACAAAAAGAAAAAGAAGGTCGCTTCGCAATTCGATCAGGCCAAAGCGAATTTGGTGCGGGCTAAGATGGCTCAGTTTTCAAAACACTTGACAAGCCCAGGCCAGTAGCCTATATTTATTGCGTCGGCCAGAAGTGCCAACAACTCTGCAACTTATTAGCGGCAGTGACACACGGTTAAAAACAGTTTGTTTTCCCGTGGCAGTCATGCCGCTATCTTGGTTTAACGACTGCCACACATCCCACAAAGGGCAGTCGAAATGAAGAGCGCGAAAGTACTCGCAGACGAAATCCAAGCCTTGCAAGCCAAGGTTCAAGCGATTCAAGCAATCGCAACCCAAGAGGCTCGCGAATTGCTCGAAGATGA